ATGGCACTGACAAAAAGCCGGGGTAACATGTATCCTTTTGTTACCCACACGTGGAATGCAATAAAAGGAATATGTTTTCATGACTGCCCCTATTGTTACATGAAAAAATTCGATGGTCTGCTTCCTATACGGTTTGACCCCAAGGAACTGGAAGTAAACCTGGGTAACGGCAATTTTATTTTCGTTGGTAGCGGAACGGACGCATGGGCTTTCGACGTACCTTCGGACTGGATTGCCCGGGTTCTGGATTATTGTGACAAGTTTGATAATAACTATCTTTTCCAATCCAAGGACCCCATACGTTTCTTGGAGTTCATAGGGCATCCGGTAATGAAGAAATCGGTTTTGTGCACGACCATTGAAACCAATGTCTTTTATCCGGACATCGTAAGGAATGCTCCAGGTACCCGGAAACGTGCCAAAGCCATGCAAAAACTGGCGAGCCTTGGAATGAGAACCTATGTGACCTGTGAACCTCTGATAAAATTCGACTTGCCCGAAATGGTTGAACTTGTCAGCATGTGTTCTCCTGTACAAGTCAATATCGGCAGGAACTCACGACAGGACATTACCCTTCCCGAACCGACAAGGAATGAAGTGCAGGCATTGATAACCGAACTTCAGAAATTTACCAAAGTGGTAGTCAAATCCAATGCCAAGTGCTGGACTTGAGAATGTACTGACTGATTGGAAAGATAAAGGAGATGCTGCATAAGCTCTCCTTTAAAATTTCGTCAAAGCCAATAAAGAATCCATATGTCAAGGATACAGGTGAAAAATATTGCAAAATAACACCTTGTGAGTTAACCGGAGGCAAGTTTATTATACATATACTGCATATTTTATTATAATACCCACTCAGGCGGCGTGAGCCTACAACAAACGAAAGAAGAAAGATATACAATAGTTTCATGCAACTTTTTTTGTCAAAATGAGAGATTTTACTTAAAAGAAATAGATTGCATAAGGAAAAATATTGATGCGTTCCGTTTACTCATCGAAGTGTAAAAAGGGTATATAAAAACATTGCAAACCTTTATATATGAAATGAGTATAAACAAAAATAAAACAATTATGGATAATAATATAAATAATATGATATCAATTAGTATGCCGAAAGGTTGCAGGTATATGAGTGATTATGAAAATCTCTTGAATGGGGAATTGCCATTGGATGGTAAGTTTATCCTGAACAAGACTGTAACCGGTTGTGGTGGTACATCCCTGTTTCTCGATTCGAACTTTCCTGTGGTAATAATTTCGCCACGACTTCAGGTGTTGAAAGAGAAGCACAGACAATATCCCGACAGTTTTCACTTCCATGTCCCATTCAGTGGTAATAGAGGACAAGCAATAATCCAAATGATGCGTGATCTTGATTCGTACCTGGACTGTCATCATGGAAGCACACCATTTACCCCCTTGCCAATGAGACCTGCCAAGATACTGGTTACACTGGATTCATCGGACAAGGTTCTTGGTGTCCTTAGAGGAAATAATATGCTGGATTCATGCCTCTTTGTGGTCGATGAGTTCCAATGTCTTATGGGCGATGCGACGTTCAAGGGCAGTACGGACATGAATTTTCTCATCCGGCTTGACAGTGAAGTGAAACGTATCTGTTACTTGTCCGCTACACCTGTCCCTGACATCTACCTTGACTACATACCTCAATTCGCCAACATTCCCTACTATAAACTGGAATGGGATCCTGATGTGATTGTGGAGCCGACATTGAAGGAGAGGCAGATGAGGAACGGTGAGACTGCGGAGAAACTGTGTGGGGAACTGATACAACGTTACAGAAGGGACGGATATTTTGAAAGGAAAATAGTGGATGGAAATATAGTCTGTTCCCGTGAAGCCTGCATATTTCTCAATGAGGTCAAGTCGATCATAAGGATAATCGGGCAAAACAGTCTGAAGCCGGATGAGGTGACTATCCTGTGTGTAGCTAACACTTGAAAAGGGACCCGGGTAGCATTTGAAACGTGTACCACCCGATAGGTTTTGCAAAGTTAATTAAATTTGTTTATTTATCATATCTTGTGTTTCTTTCATTCTGTACGATTTTCCCGTCATGTTCAGTAGAATCGCCTTGTGCGTTAGCCTGTCTACCATTGCTGTAACTAGTACTTTGTCTGCAATAATCTCGTCCCATCTGTTGAATGCGAGATTTGTTGTAATGACGGTTGTTTTCTTGTCAGTTCTGAGTGACAGATGGTTGAACAACATCTCCGCTCCCGCCTTGTCACAAGAAACGTATCCGAACTCGTCGCAGATGACCATGTCGTATCGTTCGAACTTGTTCTCGAGTGCCCTTAGTGTCATTGCGTTCCGGCATTCCCTTATCTGCGTAAGCAGTCTGGGCACGGAAGTGAACAGTACGGAGTATCCCGCGTTACAGGCCGCAATCCCCAAGGCTGTAGCCAGATGGGTCTTTCCGGTACCGGGATTCCCGTATAGTATAAGGTTGCGCCCTTCCTTGATGAAATCAAGTGTCTCAAGGTTTGGCAAGGCCTTCCGCGCTTCTGGCGGAAGCGCGTCCGTGTCTATTTCGTTGAGGTATCGCAACTGTGGGAACGCGGCATTTTTGATGCGATGCCGACGCTGGTTCTCCGAGCGGTTTTCTTTTTCCTGACGCAGGAGTTCGGCCGTGAACATCCACAGGTTCCATCGTTCATCAAGTCCTTGCTGTATAAGCAGGTCGATGTCGCGTCGTACCAGAGGGAGTTTGAGGTCGAAGGCATACGCACGTATCCGTTCGCGTATGGAGTCTTGATTTTCGTTTTGTTCCATTGCTATGCAATTTTTATGTTGTTAGACGGTAACTTTGTTTACAGGTTGTTGTGTGGCGCCACATCCGATCATCGCCGAAAGTGTGTCCAATGTCTGTGAGGCCGATTCTTCAATGGCGGTCTGTTGTGGATCGGACGGGGTCAGGGTGGCCGCGTCTTGACGGACGTTTGCGGTTCCATTGCCGTCACTGGCCAGCATCTCGGCGCTCAATTGTTCGGAAGACAGGCGTTTGAGTCCCCGGGAGGACAGACGGTCTGCCGCAGCCAGTATGTCGGCATAAGTGCGCTGGTTGTCACGGGTAAACACGAGCAGTTCGACAAACGATCTGGGAGAATCCGTAAAATGTTTGCGAAACAGTGCCGCCACGTCCGGGTGTACCTGTCGCATGGCCGTGGATCGTCCCAACGCCGCAGGCTTGCGAAGGAACGTGCCCAGATAGTGCATCAGGTCGATACACCAGTCACCGAGACGCCGGGAGCGTACATACGTGGCTACCTTGTCGCGACCGTCAAGCACGACAATACGCTCGGAATACATCTTTATGGGTACCTCCCGACCGACAAGCCGGTCAGGCACAGAGTAATGCACACCATCGACGGTAATGGTGGAATACTTCCCGACACGGGCATGCCGCTGCTCAAAGCAGCCCATGTCACCGTGGTCAAGCGGCCGCAAAGCCGCAATATCGGCCTGTACGCGCTCCTTCTTCTCTTGCGCAGACATGTTGGAAGCCTCCCCGTTGAGCCTGTCACAGACCTTGTCAAGATGACACTGCGCCTGCTCCAGCGAACCGAAACGGACATCATAGGCGAAAGCCCGCCGGCGGATATGTTCCACCGAACGCTCCACCTTACCTTTCTCCCATCCCGAACGCGGATTACAGAAATGAGGGGTGAAACAATAGTGGAGTTCCATGCGGCGCAGGGCATCGGTATGTTCGCGCTCCTGTCCAAGGAACTTCTTGACGGCCACCCGCATGTTATCGTAGGCCATTACTTGCGGCGTGCCCCCCAAAGCACGGAAGCAGTTGCGGTGTGCTTCCATCAGGGCCAACGTGTCCTCGCGGGAGAACAGGTATGCCCGCCGCAGGTTGCTATGGTTCATCGTGAACACGGCCATGTGCAGCTTCGTCTTGACACCGGCAATCCAAAGTGTCAGCACGCCCCAGTCAAACTCGCACCGGAACCCCGGTTCATACTCCTGGCGGATGAACGCCGCCGGGGACTTGGCTGGAGCGGACACCGCCACTTCCAATGCACGGACATACTGGCATACCGTCGAATAGGCAATCTCTATGCCTTGATCGCGCAACCGGCGCCACATGTCAATCTTGCGCATCTGCTGCTTGCGCAATCCGGCCGCGGCATTAGACCGGTTGCGGGCCATGAAGCCGTCTATCGCCTCCATCACCTGCTGGTTCATCACTCTGCGGACACGTTTGCTGCTGTCATAGCGCACCGGCTGCTGCAGGTACGTGTCCATTGCTTCCGCATCGGGGTTGTCACCGACCGCTTGTTCGAAAGCCCGGAGATACTTGCGTACAGTCTTGCGGCTCATGCCGTTACGACGGGCGATCTCACGGATGCTCAATCCGTCACGCCTATAGGCGAGAATTATGGAATCTCTTTCTTCCATGTGGTACATATTATGAACGCCATTGGTTTTTATGAATATACCAATTTTGTTCGGTTAAACATACCCATGGGTGGGGCACTTTTTAAATGTTGTTCCGGGTCCCTTTTCAAGTGTTAGCTACAGTGTAACGGACGAGACAAAGGTAAACTCCATTGTTGAGGGTATCAGTTTTTCGGACGTGCTTAACTCCTATGGTGATTTCCGTGCCGGGGATGCTTCCAAGACCGCAGTTTCCAACTACGAAAAGAAACATAACCTTAAAGACGGTAAGTCAATTGAGAATCCTAATCCCAATCCTAACCCTAATCTGAAGCTGGAAGATAAGACGGACGACATGGCGGCTATTATTGCTAACGCAGTGAGTGCAGCCGTTAAACCTCTTTCTGATAAGCTCGCTCAATTCGAGACAGAGAAGTTACAAGCTACCCGGCAGGAGCAGATTATGGCAAAGGCAAAGGAGTATGGTATTCCCGAAAACTACGCCAAACGATGCGCCATTAAGGACGATGAGGACTTGGACGCATACTTCAAGGACTTGAAGCAGGAGTTCGCAAATGACGGCTTCAAAGGCGTAACCCCTCCCGAATCAGCGGAAGCGAAGATTGAGAAAGAATCTGAATCTATCGCCAAGATGATTGATGAGGGAACGAAAACTATTGTTGAACAAAACAAGAATTAATTATGTCAGCAGGATTTAAGTATGACTTGGTTCCGCCCGTTGAGCAAGAGGAACGCTACGATGTCCAGACCGGTATTCGTAGACGTGGTCCGTTCAAACTTGATACGCAGAACCTGGTAGTGGGAAGTTTTCTTCCCGGATTTACACCGATTTATGCAGACTTGAAAAACAAGTTCGCTTATGCGGTAATCAATGTGAGAGTTGCGGAAGCCTATACCACTGGTGGAGAGGCTTTGTCTATCAAAGTAGCCAAGAACTCTTTGGCTTATGTGGGTATGTTTGTCGGAAACGGCAAGAAAGGTGCAGAAGTAACGGCAATTGATAAGTCTAATGCCAACTACGATGTATTGACTATCAAGACTGCTTTTGGTGAGAATATTGCCAAAGATGCTGTATTATTCAATGCGGTTGCAGTTGATGGTTTAAAGCAAAAGCATGTGGCTAATTCGGCTCTGTTTAACCGTACAAAGGTTGAGGACGGAATCACATTGGTTTCATTGCTTCGTACAGCCGCAGAAATTGAACCCTCAAAATTGGTTATGCCGTTCTCCGAGAACGATAAAGCCAACATGAAGGGATGGTTTGAGTTTAACGAGTAAGGAGGTAGGATATGTTTTTAACGATTCAAACATTATTCGATGATGCGAACATTATTTCCGCTATCATCAGACGTGTGAACCAGACACGCAAGGACACAATCTATTGGCAGCAGTATCTTACTTTCCGCAGAGTGACTACTCGTGTGTTCAAAGACTATATCGGTTCTGTAACTGGAGTTATGGCCGGCTCCATCAATTCGCGTTTTGGAGAGAAACCCATCCGTGAACGTCGGAACATCGGTTCCGGATATGGTGAGATTGCCTATTTGGGTGATGCTTATCAGATGTCTATTGACCGTCTTTCCGAATTGCAGGATTTGATTGACAAGTTCAATGCAGCTAAGCCAGCCGACAAAAAGGCTGCAATGGAAGAGATTGTAAACTTCCTGGCAGACGACTACCGTCAGATTACCCTTGCCGCCCACAAGCGTATGGATATTATTGTCGGTGCGCTGTTGATGCTTGGTGAAGCCACCGTTTACAACAAGGATGCTGCAATCACTTCCGGTCAGACCAATAATAAACTGCTGGAGATTGCCCTTCCGTTCAATTTTATCAAGCCGAAAAGTGGAGATGTGGTTGTGGACGGAAAGAATATGTTTATCTCTTATTTGAGAGAGAAACTTCATTCCTTGGCACCGGACTATGGCGTTTATGCCAAGATGGTTATGACTCGTGCATCTTTCAACAAGCTTATTCTTGGTTCATCTGAATTTGGTGAGCAGTACAAGATGATTCTCGGCAGCAACGAAATGAAGTTGAGTACGGGATTGGTTTCCTCTTCTTTGGCTTCCGAAGTGTTCACCGGCATCGGTCTGCCTCGCATCGAAATCAAGGAGGACTACGTGAAAGACCAGACGGGAAAGAATGTGCAGATTTACGCGGATAACCGTATTGCTCTGTTGCCTTCTGACAACATTGGTTATATGCGCCATCATACCCCGTATGAAGCGACAGACCCGGTACAAGGACGTACTTATATCCCGTCAGAGGGACAGATGCTTATCTCCAACTACCGTGACAAAAATGGTCGCTACATGGAATATACGGCAGAGTGGATTCCGCAGATTTCCAATCCGGATTTGATTACTAATTTCGATTTGAGCGAAATTGCATCCATCCAATCAGCATAAGGAGGTAGGATATGAAAGTAAAGGTTATATCAGTTTTCCGCGACAAGTTCACCGGAAAGTATTATACTCCCGGTGAAGTGATTGAAGTCGGTGAGGAAGCCCGTGTGCTGGATATGGAAAGCCGCAGACTTGCTGAACGGATTGAGGCAAAAAAAAATACCGAAGTGAAAGCCCCTGAAGAAAAGAAGGAGGTGAAAATCTCCCTCTTTGAAAAGGAGTTTGAGAAGAAGGCTTTGATTGATGCTTTGAAGTCTATCGGTGCGCAAGCTTCCGGCAATATGAAAGAGGAAACTCTTTTGGCTAAGGTTGCAGAACTGGATGAAGAATCAACAGCCAAACTGAAAGAAGCATTAGGTATCGAGTAAAAGGATAGGGTAGTGCTTCTACCCTTCCATTGTCTAATTTTATAAATCAGAAAAGAAATGAAGAATTTTATTTTTGCCATGTGTGGCTTTTTAATGATGTCTTTGGTTTCGTTGAGCGTGCAGGCATCAAGTGTGGAATCTCCTAAGTGTGAATACGTGAATCCATCGGTTGATGTTGGTCTGCCGGATATTCAGTTTATCACTTTGGAAACGGCTCCGGCTGATTGTGTTGTACTGACCATGACGCATCCCATGTTTTTGGTTGCAAATAACCCGGCTATGATGTGTTCGATAAAAGAGGGAATGGCTATTCAAGGGGTACGAATTAATGTTCCCAAATGTCCGTTCAGATACATCTATAAATCTAAACATTGTACGCATTATAGCTATACCGCATATAGTAAACTGATTACACCATATTGAATGATATCAGCCATGAGTAACAAGGAGTTTGTATTAAGCGTATTTGATAAGAACACCCCGTCTAATCTTGTAGTTGAAAATATACTTTCAAGAACGGGATTGGATGGTGAAGAACCTTTTGCCGAGGAAAATCGGGCAAGATTAGAGGTCGCTTGTGCAAAGCAAATTCCGTGGATGATACAAAATCCATCTTCGGTCAGCGAAAGCGGATTTTCTGTGTCTTGGTCTAATTATGTTGATAGCCTAATGAAATTGTACTCATGGCTGTGCAAACAGTACGGTTTGAAAGACGAACTGAGTAACAAACCTAAAGTGACTTTCTTATGATATTCGCTCCCCACATATTGCAGGTTAAGGTTATCACCCCGATGGATAAGGATGAGTTCGGAAGACCTATTCCCGGTACCGGTGGTGAAAGCTGGCAGGAGGTGTGCAAATGCCGTTGTGATGATGTGAGCGCGGAAAAGAAAGTATCTATCAATGGTGCTTTGTATGATTTCAAGTACAAGGTAGTCTTTGACAAGCCGTCAAAGGTTGAAGCAGGTGCAGAGGTTCGTTGTTTGAATGTCGATGGAAGCATAAGAGGTGAAGGAGTTGCTAAAAGCCCTTTGGAAACAAACTATTTTTCCTACAGAGTAATATGGTTGGAATAGATGCAGACTTTTCGGATGTTGACCAGTTCTTTGAGGACGGAACAAGCGAAGTCGTTGCTGGCATGAAAGAAGAGGGAGAGGCATTTGTTGAAGATGCAAAAGCTACCGGAAACTATCAAGACCACACAAAACATTTGAGAGAATCGAATGATTATGAGGTTAATGAAGATGGCTTAATTCTGAAAAACGAAGCTGATTATGCTTCATTCGTGGAATCCAAAGGATTTGAAGTTGCAGGAAGTGCAGCGATAAGGACAGAAAAAAGATTGAAAGATAGATTTGAACGATGATAGTAACCACCGACATAGGAAACATCCTCTACCGGGACTGCAAGATTTTCGGAATAGACATAGTACCAGCAGGAGAAACGCTGACGGGTGAATTGAAGTCCGAAAGGATTGTCATCCACACGAAGAAACAACAGACGGGAACTTATTGGAAGAAATCTTTCGCAGAAGTGAATCTATGTGTACCCAATTTAAGCGAGAATGAAGCGAACACAATCCGGCTTAACGAACTTGAAAGAAAGGCTGGCAAGCTGTTTGATGATGTAGTAAGCACCTATGATGGTATGACATATCGTTACTCTATTGATTCTATCGGTACAGAAGCGGACACAGCTTTGAAGTGTCATTATGTGAATGTGAGAATTTTGTTTAATGTATTAAATGTAAAATGATATGATTACAGCAGTAGAAATTGACGAACTGTATTATGCAGAACCGATTAAAACGGTTACTACTCCAGCTGCCGGATTAACAGGCGCAGAAGTAGCCACCATCTTGAAAAACGCAGCAACGAAGCGGGTCAAGAATGTGCATGGTGACACGTATCAATACGAAGAAGCAGAGGCAAGTGTAACTCGTTACAAAAACGCTTTGACTGGTGAGTACTACCGGGAAACGTCTGAACCGGGTGAGGTGAAAATCAACTTCACCATTGGTGAGTATGATTATGCTACAAAGGCTGATTTACAAGGTGGTAAAGCCACAGAAAAGAATTGGGAAAGAGGCAAGTATAAGCCTATTCATAAATGTGTGATTGGTAAAACCAAAGACGGAGTTTATGTTGTGTTTCCGAAAGCGGCTATCAATGCCCGTGGCTCTAATACCGATAAGGCTGTCGGATTGGCTGTTTCGGCCGTTCCCCTTTCCACAGGTGTAGATGGATTGGCTTCCGAAAAGTGGTTTGACGAATCGGAAGTTGTAGTGCCGGAAGGTTGATAATTTTTCAGTAAAAGGATTGTTTTCAGATGGCGGTGGGTGGTTGCTCACCGCCTTTTTAATTTAATGTTATGAATAATCAAGCAGCAAAAACAGTTTCTGATGCTTTGTTAGGGCTGGATTTCATGAATGTGGAGATAGGAGGGATGGTTTATACCATTAAACCTCCTACAATTAAAATTATCTGTCGTGTCATTCATCATTTTTCCAATATCGGCATGACTGGAGATAATGTAATGGAGGCTATTAAAGAACTTCCTGAAATTGCTGGAGATATGCTGAAAGGCATTTCTTGTTTCATCTGTGGCAGTGAGGAGCTGGCTGAAAATTTAGAGAACGGGACTTTTGAAGAAGTTAGGAATGCCTTGGAAGTCTGTTTCTCTATGATGGATATATCGGCTTTTCAGTGTGTCAGCTCGATGAGGAACGTGTCGATGCTGGCAGCAAGACCGAAACAGTAGGAAACACAACGTTCTTCGGGCAGATAGCCCATTTGATTGATACGCTTCATCTGGGTTATACAGAAGTGTTTGAGATTATCCCTTATAGGAATCTGTTGATGATGCAACGGGATAAACTTCATAGTGTCAGTGGTCAAAAGGTGAATAGAATCAGTGGTAAGGAATTGGCTAATCGTAGGAAAAAGAAATAGATATGGCGAAATTGTATTTTAAGGTGGGTAGTGACTGGGAAGAAGTTGTAAGGCTTCGTAATGAAATTGCGAAGTTAAAACAAGAATTAATGAGCATGGATGGCACACGGTCTCCTGCCGCTTTTAAGACTTTGAATGCCCAACTTGCTGCATCCAACCAAAGATTGGATGAGTTGGTGACTAATGCAGCTAAAGCTGGAGCAGAGATGGAAACGGGATTCAAAAGGAAAATCTTCGATGCTTCCCAATCTGTAAATGGGTTCACAGAGAAGATTATCGCTCAAAAGAGTGCCATAGGTTCTCTTCAAACAACTATTCGTAAAAATAAGGAGTTATATAAGAACATCGTTTCAAGAGGTGGGGAAGATAAAGAACTGCTTAATCACATCAGCAAACAAGAAAGAGCGCTCGGTAAAGAACGGGATGCTTTATTCAACCTCACCCAACAGCAAGCCGAAGCGCGTCTTTCCGTAAAGAAACTCCGGGATGAATATACACTTTATAAGAATGATGGGAAACAAGTAGTAGAAACTAACGAAGGTATCGCTATATCTTGGAAGAAAGCGCTGGCAGTTATTGGTGGCGCCGGAGTATTAAAGGCGTTAGGTTCTGAAATGATTCGTGTGCGTGGCGAATTTCAATCTATGCAGACCGCTATTGAGACTATGGTTGGAGAAGATATAGCAGGGCGACTGATTCCGCAAATCAAGGAGCTGGCTAAGATTTCTCCACTTACTATGTCAGATATGGTTGGAGCAGAAAAGATGATGCTTGGATTTAACATACAAGCAGAAGACACTATCAAATACTTGAAAGCCATTAGTGATATTTCTATGGGGGAATCCAGTAAGTTCAATTCGCTGACTTTGGCATTTTCACAGATGTCAGCAGCGGGTAAACTTATGGGGCAGGATCTGAATCAAATGATAAACGCTGGATTCAACCCGTTACAGATTATCTCCGAAAAGACCGGAAAATCTATCGCAACTTTGAAAGATGAAATGTCCAAAGGTGCTGTTTCCGCTGAAATGGTTCAACAGGCATTCATTGATGCAACTTCCGCAGGTGGTAAGTTCTATAATATGTCTGAGAATGCTTCAAAGACTATCAATGGTCAGTTGTCTATGATGCAGGATGCTTTGGATTCCGTGTTTAACGAATTGGGAATTAAGTCAGAAAGTGTTATCATGGACGGTATTCAAATGACAACTTCGTTGATTCAGAATTATGAAACAGTAGGGAAGGTCTTGGCTGGATTAGTGGTTACTTATGGTACATACCGGACCGCAGTGATGCTTGTTACTGCTGCCGAAAATGGCCATTCTGCCGCAACAATGGTTATGCGTGGGAGAATATTGTTGGCACAGAAGGCTCAGGCTTTGTTGAATGCTACTATGTTGAAGAATCCGTATGTCTTATTAGCTACGGTAGCGATTGGTGCTGCATCTGCTATATGGGCACTGAGCAAGCGGACAACCGAAGCGCAGGAGGTTCAAGAAAGATATAATGCTTCAAAAGAGAATACTATACGAAAAGAAGAAGCTCACAGGCAGGAAATTCAACGCCTCATTTCTGTTGCTAGTGATGAAGTGGAAGCTACAGCAAATCGTAATGGCGCAATTGAAGCATTGAAAAAGGCATATCCAGGTATTATTGAAAAATATATTGATGAAGAGGGGCATTTGACAAACCTCATTCAATTGCAGAAAGAACTTAACGAGGAACAATCCAAGAAAAAGGCTGAAAGCAATCAAGCAAGGCTTGATGCTATCAATGCGAAAGTGAGGAATCAAGAAGAGTATGTTTTAAGAATGTCGGGTAGCGAAGAGGCAATCAAAGAGGCTAATGATGTTCTTAAAGAATTACAAAGACAACAAAAAGAAGCTCAAGCTGCCGTAAATTCTGATTATATAAATGCCCGTATTGAAGAAGCTAAAAAACTTTCTGATATCGAACTAAAAAAGTCAATATCGCAATGGAAATCATCTCTTTCTAAAGTTACAGGAGATATAATAGGAGATTTCTCACGTGATGAAGTTTCTTCATTTATAAAATCTCTTGAATCAATACTATATGCAAGAGAAAAACAGACTAAAAATAAAAAATATTGGGAAAAACAAAAGAAAGAAGCCGAAACCGCTTTAAACTCCATTGCATCTTCTCAAAAGAAATTGTTGGATACAGGAAAATTCAAAGGCATAGATGACGCTGTTGTAAATAATTACAAGGATAATGTCAGAAAGCTAAAAGAAGCCGAAAAAGAACTGAAAGTTTACGATTCGTCTTCCAAACAAGAAAACCAATCCCCAAAAGAAGTAACCAAACAACTCAAACAAGAAGAACAACTTGCCGAACAACTTCTTTCCATTCGTCGGAAAAACCAGCAGGATGAAATCAACCTCATGGAGGACGGCACGGAAAGGAAGTTAAAGCAGATTGACTTGGACTATCAGAGGGAGCTTGATGCCATCAAGAAGCAGCGCAGGGAATGGGAAAGTTTGCAGGGCGGCAAGCTAACCGACGAGCAAATGTCTACTCTTGGCATGTGGGCTTCCAATGCAGCAAAAGGAAGGGAATCCGGTATCTCCGACGTAAACAGAAAGAAGCTGGAATCGGACAGAAAGGCTTGGCAGGAATACTTCATTGAGTACGGAAATTACCAAGAAAAACGGAAGAACCTCGTTCAGAAATACAATGACGAGTTAGCCAAATTACAAAAGGACAGTCCTGAATATGCCATCAAGGAAGCCGAAAAAAGTAAAGCCATAGAACAGCTCGATGAGCAATATGGAAAGTCCACTAAGGCGATGGCAGACTTATTCGAGGATGCGAGTAACAAATCGGTTTCCGCTATTCAGTCCATCATAGACAAATACGAAATCCTTATCAAATACATGTCCGGTACTGATAAAGACATTTCTATTGCTGATTTGAAAGGAATAGGCTTTACCGATAAAGACATTGAAGGGATAGAAAAAGGGGAAATATCCATCAAGGATGTTACAGACGCAATTAAAGGGTTAAAGGATGAACTTAAAGGAAAATCACCGTGGCAGGCTTTCGTCTATGACTTGGAGAAAGGGATAGAAGCCATAAAAAAGGGTGGCAACGATTCCAAGAAAATCGGTCAAGGCATCACCGATATAGGAAATGCTGTGACGTCTTTTGCCCCTGCATTGAATGAGTTCGGCTCAAGTATCGCCGACATATTCGGATTTGACGACAGTAAGATAACAAGTGCCGTTGATGCGCTTGGCGGCTTAGGACAAACGGCATCCGGGGTCGGGCAAATCATGTCGGGTGATATTGTCGGAGGCGCAATGAGTGCGGTTTCTGGAATTTCCGCTGTAGTGTCTGCGTTGGATGGGATGTTCGGTGCCGATTATTCCCACTATAATGAGATGGTCGAGGAATATAACAAACTCAATGAGATATGGGATGAGCTGATAGACAAGAAGCTGGAGTACATCAACACATCTTACGGAGCAGAAGCGGACAAGGTAGGCAAAGAGGCTCTTGAACTTGTCAACAAGAGTATTGAGGCGTACAGAATACTTGGGCGTGAACGATTAAACTCCGGTGCGTCTGCCGGTTCTCATTCCATTGGCAAGCGCATGGCAAAGAATACCTCGTCAAGCGACTGGCAGGACATCGCCAGAGCGCTCGATATGTCTGTCAAAGACGCCAAGGATTTTATAGGTACCGGACGCATGACGGGATTGTTTGACCTGACTACTGAACAGTTGGAGAAACTAAAGTCAGAAGCACCTACTTTTTGGGCTAAATTAGATGGCGATGTGAGAGATTATCTTGATAAGATTATCGAGGGGGAGGAACGTATTGAGGAAATCCATAATCAGATAAACGAACAGCTTACACAAACCACATTCGATGGTGTGTACAGTAATTTCATAGATACCCTTATGGACATGAAAGCGTCGTCCAAAGATGCAGCCGAGGATGTTTCGGAATACTTCATGCAAGCTATGCTCTCCGAGCAGATAGGCACACTTTATCAGGACAAGCTAAAGAAGTGGTATGAGAAGTTTGCAAAGGGTATGGAGGATGGTTCTTTGACGGAATCCGAAAGAAATGCGTTGAACAGCGAGTATATGGGCTACATTGAAGAAGCGATGAAGCTCCGTGACGAGCTTGCCGCAGCCACCGGATATGACAAGATTTCGCAAGAATCAACATCCCAGCTTTCAACTTCCAGAGGGTTCGGTACTGAAATGACACATGAAGATGCAGGAGAATTAAGCGGTAGGTTTACAGCATTGCAGATTGCAGGAGAAGAGATAAAGAATCAATCTACCATTCAATCTCAATCACTTAATCTACTAACAGTAAAAGCTGATGCTCTACTTTCCATAAATACGGAAACAAGGAATATCGCTGATGATACGCGAGATTTGATAGCACAATCTTATCTTGAATTAGTACAGATTTCGGAAAATACAGGAGCTATTGTAAAACCAATCATTCAAATTCAGAAAGATATGGCAGAAGTGAAAAACAATACATCTAAATTATAAACTATGTCAGATTTATTGATAAATACCCAAGACGCCTACACAACATGGGGGGTAAGAATAGGAGAGGGCTTTCTTGATGTACTTGGTGCATCATCACCCATGAAAGAATTTATAGAGAATAAGTCCCGGTTAGAACATGGAAAACGTGTGATAATCAATAATCCTAAAGTCGATGAGAGGGAAATAACACTTTCTTTTACAATTGAAGGAAATTCCCAGTCCGATTATCAATTAAAGAAAAAAGCTTTCTTCGATGAGCTTTATAAAGGCAAGATTGATATTCAAGTTCCGGCTAATAGTAGCGAAGTTTACCATCTTATTTATACTGGCAAGAGTGTCACTTACGCACAGAGTTTAGACCGAACTTTCGGAAAAATTTCAGCCAAGTTCAACGAACCGAATCCGGCAAACAGAAATTAAATTCCAACAATAGAGAGATTGTTGCGTATATGAGTGCTCAAAATTGGGCACTCTTTTTTTTATCTCCGAACTTTGAAGACGTGGAACAAATCGACATCAAAGACATATCCGGTGCTATCCTGCTTACTACCCTTCCCAATGAAGGCTGCAAGCGTAAGTTTACTCTTATGAAGGAGGACTACATCACGTTAAAGTTCTCCTTGGAGAGTCCTATATTCTTCAAACTTGGTTCATACGTGGAGTGCGACTTCGGGCTGTTCGAGGTGTGCGACTTGCAGAAGCCGGTATTCAACACCGATAACGCAGGCTACGACTATGAGTTGCAGCTTGACGCCCACTACTGGAAATGGAAAAACAAAATCTTTAAATATACCCCCGAAGTGGCCGGGCAGGAAGCGTCCTGGAATCTCACCGCTTCACTTGATGTTCAAGCCGGTATAGTCCTTAGAAATTTAAAAGCTCTTGGTTACAAATACAAAGGACAAGATTTTGTTTTCTCCATTGACAGCACTGTAGAGAATAAGGCGCTACTGATGACTTATGACAACATCAACATCCTTGACGCCTGCTTCTCTATGGCAAAGAAATGGGATTGCGAATGCTGGGTGACTGAAAACATCATCCATTTCGGACGTTGTGAGTCTGGCGATGCGGTGGATTTCGAGATTGGGAAAAACGTGCAGGAAATGCCACGATCAGAATCCCGGTCCACCTACGCCACCCGTATCTATGCTTTCGGCTCAACAAAGAATATCCCATCTGACTACCGCCCCGTTGATGAGACTGTAGTGCTGAACGGCGTGGTGCAAAAACGCTTAATGTTGCCCGAAGGAACTCCGTATATAGACGCTTATCCCGATATGACCACCGAGGAAGCCATTGAACAAGTGGTTATCTTCGATGATGTCTATCCCCGAAGGGTCGGCACGATGTCGGACATTACCATCAAGGAATACACTGACAAAATAGAAAATGCCGACGGGACTACCACTGAAAAGAAGTGGAATGCCTACCGCTTCAAGGATACTGGCATTACCTTCTCAAAGGACTATATCCTTCCCGGCAAGGAATTGAAAATCACTTTCCAATCCGGCAAGTTGAATGGTATGGAATTCGCTGTGACATTCGACCCTGAGGGAAAGCCGGAGAAACTGGGGAATGGTGGCTGGAACCCTGAGGCACAGCTTTGGGAGATAGTCAGGAATGAGGACTACGGCAGACCGCTTCCAGATGGAGCGCTTATCCCCGAAAATGGTGATACTTACATCTTATCAGGCTGGAATTCCATGAAGATAACTGAAATGGGGCTGGTAGCAGAAGCACAGTTGGAATTAAAGGACAAAGCCGATAAGTACGTTGCCAAGTCTAAGATAGACCCTTCTACATATAACTGTAAGATGATGTCGGATGTCGCATACAGTGAGGACGGCATTCACAACCTCTACAGCATCGGTCAAAAGGTCAACCTTATCAACAAGGCCTATTTCGAGAACGGAAGGCAGTCAAGGATTATCGGATTTGAATTCAATCTTGACCTGCCTTATGATTCCCCTATATATACTGTCGGGGAAACCGCTGCCTATTCCCGTATTGGGGAGCTGGAGGAGAAGGTTGAGAGCCTTACTCTGAAGGGACAGACCTATACGGGCAGCGGTAGTAGTGGCGTGTATGTGATAAGAAGGAATGACTCTACACCGGCCACGGATAATAACGTGTTTTCGGCTTTGCGTTCCTTGGCTATGTTCCTTCGAAAAGACCAGGCTGACGGCACAAATTTTCTGTTGAAGTTCGGCGAGTTTATCGACTCTATGGTCGCGGGCAAGGGTGCCGGAATATTCCCTGACGGCCGTATGCAGCTGTCCCGCCTCGAGGTCCGCGACAGCCTTACCGTCCTTGAGCTTATCTTCAACCGTCTCTCCGCCATGGAGAGCGACTATTCCTTCTCCGAGTCTGGTACCATCGAAAGTGTATCGCAGCTTGAAGACGGCACATACAGCCTGAAGATGAAGAAACGGTGGAATAACGACTTTACTGCACTGGCAGAAAACGATGTTGTATATGGTGTTGTCAATGACCTTGCATCAGGTGGCGGCAAGTATTATACCTCCTGGCTACGTGTCTTGCATGTTGACATCTCAGCCAATACGATCAACGCTGTGATGTACCCTGATAGCGAGGTGCCGGGTGGCAAGAATTATCCTCCTGAGCCGTTGATGATATTATCACACCGTGGCAACCCGGTTGATACTGAACGGCAGGGTTATTGGTATCTGTCATCCCGTGAGCATTGTATCTGCATGCTTAACGGGGTCACAAAACCCGTCCTTGAGGAAAGCAACTATTCGGTGATCGTCGGCAGGCTGAAGCATCTGTCTCTGTTCGACAACCTGCCCATCAACTACCTGCACTCTTATATCTACGTCCGGGGATTGGTAGCGCAGGACATCCACCGCATCGACTTCCAAGGCGTATTGCCCCGCATCGCCAACGACCGCGGAGAGTGGAACATGGAGACCGCCACCGGAGCAGAACCCTACCAAGCCGACCGCGAGGCACAGACCGAGACCGTACGTGTGATGATGTACGATACCGTGTGGCACTACGGATGCAAGTGGATGTGTCTTGTTTCCGGCACTACCGACGAACCGAAGTACGGAGCAGCGGGCTGGGCAATGGTCGAGGGCAATCCGGATTTCAGCATCGATATAGAAAGCTCCAATGGCTGGTACTTCGATGCGGAGCGTTTTGCGACCACCCTCACCATTACCGGTGAGCTGTACAACCGTGACGTTACGGCGCATATCCTTGACAGTGATGTGGAGTGGACGCGCGATACGGGCAACGTCACCGAGGACAACGCCTGGGCGGTCGCACACGCGGAAACCGGCAAGTCACTGCCGCTGACGGTCAACGACCTCGGCCCCGACTATATGAACATGACCGGGTGCAAGTTCATCGCACGGGTATTGCTACGTGACGGGCAGAACAATTATGAGACAATGAATTATATAACTTTCTAATTATGCAGACTATACAGAAGAAGATAGAGGTCAACTACCGCCCTCTCCAGACCAGCGGCGGGATAGAGGTTGTCGGCAGCGTGCCGGACGTGCAGGTGTACCAGGCTGACAAGGCCGAGTACACTCCGGACTACACGCTTACCCCCCTGACGCTGTTCCCCCGGTGCAATGCCACCGACCCGGATGCGGTGGTCAAGGTGGGTGCGGTCAACGCGTCATTGGTCAACATGAAGTGGTACGAGCGCTTGAACGGTGTACGGACATTGATTACATCTGCCAACAAGAGCTATGTCATTACCGAGACCGGAGCCGAGAAGGGTAAGATACAAGTGAAAAAGAACGCCGTTCCCGGCAGTCCGGTAACACTGGAGTTCTACGCCGAGTATGTCGATGCGAAGCGTACCGGACAGACGCATGTCTACCGTTTCAGCCGTCTTGTCCGCGCCGTTGACGGCAGCGAGGCGCAGCCTAAGCTGATGGTCGACTCTCCGTCGGCACTTGATTGGAACCCGTGTCGGGACATTGCCAGGCAGGCCATCACCGCCAGACTGCTTGTCGGTGATGTAGATGTCACAGCAACCAACAAGTGCAAGTTCTTCTTCTATCGGAAGCTGAATACGGGCGCACTGGAGCAGATTACCGACGGTAACGGCGACAATGACTGGGAGTTCGTATCACTGACAAAGAACGTGCTTACCATAGACCGGGACTATATCGGCCACGAACAGACCTACGTCGTGAAAGCATCGTACTCGAAGGACGGTGCTCCTTCATCCAAGCCGGACAGTGACATAGACTATGTCTCCACCACCATCCGCAGGCGTATTCCCAGCATCGAGATTGACTGGGAGGGATTTCCGCAGCAGGTGGCAGACGGAACCAAGATGATATACCCGAAACCGGTCATCCGTGATACGGCAGGGATTGTCCCCAATCCCCAGGCCATCCTTGAGTGCGAATGGTACACGAAGGCGGCCGGCGCCTCCTCATACGTGCTGGCCGCTGCCGGGTACTCGCCCTCCATCCCATGCACCGACGGCATGATGCTACAGCTGAAGGTGATTGACAAGGGCCCGTATGCGGCGGTGGTGACATCTGACGGCAAGTACGTGACGGATGACAGCGGTAAGTTTATAGTGGCAAGGAAAAGGGATGTTTAACCATTAATCGATAGCAGTATGGCATTTTATATCAAAGTGACGAGAGAGGTTGCGGACAAGCTGGGAGTGGCAGGAATCCGCAACAGCACTGCCGACGGCAATGTGCTGTTATGGCAGGCCGATGTGGCAGGCTTTCCCGGCGATACGGTATTCGACCGGGCGGCAGTAGTCGGGGGCGTGTGCCTTTCCCCGCAGCAGGCCAAGGGTGAGATAGACGGCGTGGAAGATCCGGTGGAGGTCGCCACTCCGGAGGGTTTCATGGATAAAGACGGGGAGGAGGTGACCGATGAGCGTAGCGAGTAAGGTCGGGCAGGTAATCTTTTCGCAAAAGTCTGGCGTTTACATGCCAGCGATTATGTGCGACAAAGGCGACCTCTATCAAGAGTATGATGGTGAATCGGGTGCTCCGACAAACATAGCCCCCGACTTCACCACGATGAAGCCGACGCTCTCCTTCCTTCTCACCTCCTCACGGGTGGCTGAGGGGGTTGTGGTGCCCTCTTCCATCAGGTGGTATTTCAATGACGTGTTGATAAGCTTCACATCCAACGTTTCCACGAACACGTTCGGCGGCGAGACGGGGCATTTCAAGTACATCCCCTACAAGGCGGGCACTACGAACTATTACGGGCTTCAGATCGTGAAGAACCTGGTGAAGGCGTCGTCCGGTGCGAGCTGCAGCGTCAAGGCGGTGGCTACGGTGACCGTGGGCAACGTGTCGGATGAGGTGCAGTTCGTTTACAGCATCCCTATCACCAAGGGTGTGGGCAACCAGAACGTGGTGACCATCGTTTCCGGAGATGACAAATACTTTGCCATCCGTGAGAAGGGAGGCAGTGTCGTTCTCACGGCAATGGCGAGACGTGGAGCGTCAGAGATCACCTCCGGACTAACCTACAAGTGGTCCAGGATGGTTAACGGTGCCTGGCAGACACTCGTCGACCAGACCGGCAAGAGTCTGACCGTTACGGACAGCCTGGTTGACACTACGGGCATCTTTAAGGTGGAGGTGTCGCAGGGCGGCAATCTGATAGGCCTTGACACGCAGACGGTGATGGACTTGTCAGACCCCTACGACATCATAACTAATCCCAATCCCGAGGATGAGACGATTGTTTCCGGTTCCGGAGGTTCGGTGACTTATACGCCTATCCTTGTCAAGCGGGGACAGACCACGAAGGCAAAGAATATGCTGTTCTATTTTGTCTTTATGGATTCGGCAGGGGTCATTCTCAATCCGGCTACGGCGAATGTGGCTGCGGCAAGCGGTACCTGCACTGAAGCTATGTGCCAGCAGGCAGGCGGCAATGTTTCATGGACAATCTCAACGGCAGCATGATATGGCAAAGAAAGCGTTGGCAAGCAAGACAGGAGAAGTGAAGTATCTCCAGCAGGGACCGATCGGTCCGCTGGTCTATCCGGCTGGAGAATATTCCGCATCCACAGGCTACACCCGTACGGCTCTATCGACACCGATGGTACTGTGTGAAGGTCAATACTACGTGTTGGCTAAGGAGGGCACATTTAAGGGTGTCAACCCCAAGACAGACTATGCGGCAAACGGCAGTAAGGCGACATGGGTAGTGATGGACAAGATACAGTATGCCTTTATCGAGGTACTGATGGCGAATTTCGCCAAGCTGGCAAGTGCGGTGTTCTATGGGCAGTATATGTTTTCGCAATACGGAATAAAAGCCGATGGCTCTGCTGTAGAAACGGTAGGCGGATATAAAGATTTTAATTACAATGACCCGATGGATCCGGCAAACAAGTTTCGACCAAACTTACTCCTTGATTTTCTGACTGGGAGCTTCAAGGGACGTAATGTTGAAGTTGAGGGGACAATTATTGCCAATGCATCATTTGTTCGGATGCATGATTTCCGTGCAAACGAGGGGTATTTCTTTTTGAATCCGGCTTTTGGCTCTGAATTTCGGAATGGCCGTCCAAACCGAATTTCCCAGAGTATGTATATGCTTCCAGAGGCTGTCCAATATAATGGGATGAAAATCTCGTTGACAATATATAATGCAGCAATGGGAAGCACTTATGGTTATACTTCAGTTGTAACAACAGATGGATTTAATGAACTTACATTTGAAAATAATGAATATCATTATTGCAATAAGATCGCTATATCAAAAAGCGGAGTATATGAGTTCATGTCATTAGGTGCAATATGGATTCTAACTAAAGGAACGGACGTAGCCTATTCTTATGCGGAATTGGAAGAACGTACTTACGAAGACCCAATTAATTAGCAAAATATTAAACAAAACGAGAATAAAAACAAAATGTTAAACCGGTTGTCGTTTTTATCCGAAAATGACGACCCTCAAAAGTACAAGGGATATGATAGAGAAGGTAAACATAAGTCAAGCAATGAACCAGTATCAGTTAACATAACAGATTCCAATGTAGTTGAGTTAATCAGAGGGAAACTACCCATTGCAACAGAGGTAAAAAACGGTCTGAAACCTTCCAGGGACATGCGACAAGAAAAGCGGGTATCCATGACATCCTCCATATTGTTGTTTGAGAGAAAGGACACATCTTCTTTCTCCGATGGAATTCTATTTAGTGTACAGTCATACGGAGGAGGACCGGTTGCCCTATATTTCCTTTCAATATATAGGTCTGAAGGGGTAACAGCAGCTCCTTCATACAAATTAAATCTGATAGGCGGTGTTTTGGGAACGGAAAATGCAAGGCCGAAATTCAAGCTCTATAATACCGATACTGGAGCATTCAAGGTATTTCTTGAGCGTAGGGATTACACGCCCGGAGTATATGCGAAACTATTGTCTTCCTACCATCCGACAATATTTGAATTCATATTGGAAGCGGCTGACGAGAGTGAGGTGGCTGCAGCGAGCTACATGGAGGAGTCTAAGGTGGGGGGATAATCTCCCCCATTGTAGTATTTATTCCCGTTTCTTGTTTTTACCGCCATTGGCTACAAGAAAAATCAGAATAACTCAATTGACTTCCCTTTTTTCAGCATGTCTTGTAATATAGGATTTGTTCCTTTGAAATAAAAATCATACCTTTGGTGCATTGACAACCCGATAATCATGCCTTATTTGTGAAGATAGAGCATGTACTTAGAAGGCATTGGGAACGCCATAAAGTTGAATTCGGGTTGCCACCCTATCTCTTTCTTTTGCGCATTGGACAGAATGTTTGTTTGCTTGTTAAATTACACTTCATACCTTTTATAATGGATGTCCAATGTGCGCAAATTAAGCCCGTTCAAGCCGAGATGGTTTGAGCGGGTTTTGTTTGGCATTCTGATTGATTATTATTAATTTTACCGCATGTCTTTTTAGGCATAGTAAGTAGTTCTTGTTCTATAAAGTAAAGTCCGAAGAGTTGGAATTTATAGAACTTACACTTAATCAATTAGTTAATACAGACTTTCCGTCTTGTCCGTGAGGATAGGACGGATTTTAATTATAGGCAGAAAATTGGAAAGACTTATGAAATGGTAATTTTATTTTCCTTGGAATGAGAGCCAATAACATATTCCGATGTTACCGCTTCCATGGAGAGAATTTGGTTCTTGTTTCCATTAACATTTGATATGGCATACAACATAAGATAGCCGCCAGAATGGTTTGGGTATTTACTGTTTAAATAAAAACTGAAAGTATTGTCATTATCAACGTAGCATACGATATAGTTACATATTGTTGAACTGTAATTTTCTTTGGATAGACGACTGTCTGCGAATTTGTTCTCCCAATACTTTATATTAACAGAGAAATTCTCATTACTCATATTGTTTTGGTTAAAACCTATAGAGCATTGCAACCTTATGGCACGATATTGTGCCGTACTTATTGCTGTTCTAATTATAAAGCCTTTTACATTTCCAGCTGAAGGAGTGGAAAATAACTTTGGAAATAAGCCTCCTATTAATGTATTCATCACATTTGCCAAATCACTTTTCTTTATTTTCCCCTGACTACCATCTGCCAGTTCCACATACACATAGTTTGTATCAGTCACTATCTGACACTGGTTCATTGCTTGACTTATGTTTACTTTCTCTATCATATCCCTTGTACTTTTGAGGGTCAGAAGATAGAGCAAGAAATAGCATGAAACAAATTAGGGTTAATCTTTGGTAAAATCTATTGTCCTCCAATCTCTTAAAAGTTCTCCCGTTGGGCGAATAGTTTTAATTGCTAATTTCCCATTTCCAGTCGGAATATCCACATGAGAGGAATACCTTTTTCCATGAATAACAAATAAAATACCTGTAGGATTACCATTTCCTATATCAACTGTATGGGAATAAGTACCAGCACCAATAGAATTATTGTAATCAGTAATATTTTCGATTGTGTTTCCTTGAAAAAATCCATTATTTGACATAAGCCCTTTAGAGTCTTGTGTAGCTACTGGCATCGCAGTTCTAATAACCTCCACCAAATCACTCTTCTTTATTTTCCCTTGACTACCATCTGCCAGTTCCACATACACATAGTTTGTATCAGTCACTATCTGATACTGGTTCATTGCTTGACTTATGTTTACCTTCTCTATCATATCCCTTGTACTTTTGAGGGTCAAAGGATATGACGGAAATAAGTAATAAACAACAATGAGCACAATAAAAGTAAAAGTTACTGAGCAATTTATATCGAGAACGAGTAAGGAAGGCAGGGGAATAACCCCTGCTAATAATTAGTTATCTGCATGACATTTATTCCCGTTTCTTTATTTCCGTTGTTCTTAACAAATACAGTGCCATTGACAGCCTTCTTATTCAAAATAATCTTGCCGACCTCTGTGAAGTCCGTGGAAATACTCGCACCATTATTCAACAATATATTGGCCGATACTCCGGCGCCGATCATTATCAGGGCTGTCGCCCCAGCATCAGCCCATCGAACCATGTACATTCCATAATAGGATGTCTTCAAATCGTATTCCTCCCCCGGTTGCAATGTCAGTCTCCAGGTAGGGAACATCTCATTCCTGATATTCTTTATATTGAGCTGCCTTGTGATGGCATTTATCACGTTTGTGTCTGTTATCAGAAC